CCGTTGAGGTAACTCCATCTAAAATGTTAAGTTCAGCAGCAGTAGAGGTAATTGCAGTTCCACCAATAGATAGTGTATCCATTTCAGCAGTACCCGTTACGTCAATACCAGTTGAAGTAGTAGCAAGTTTTTGGCTACCCGAATAATATAACAGTACTGAACTAGCTGCTCCACCTGTAGCAATAAGCATATCACTAGAACTAGGATCACCTTTTTTAATATAAACAGCATTATCTGAAAAAATATCAAAATTAGGTGCACTATGTAAAGTAGAACGGCCTGTACCACTATCGTGATATACTCTTAAATCATCAGAAGCACCCATTATTACTGCATTATTGTTAGATGCAAACACACCATCTCCAAACTTTACACTTGTATTAGCGTCAGTAGTTACAACCTTAGATGCTTGTGCTGTACCTAGTGTAGTAATGTCGTTATAGTTTAGCTCAGTAACAGTAGCTGTAATTCCATCTAAAGCATTTAACTCTGCTGCTGTTGAGGTAACTCCATCAAGTATGTTAAGTTCTGCAGAGGTTGAGGTAACACCTGTTATTTCTGTAGTGGCAATAGCACCATCTGCAAGTATACCACCTGCACTTACTAAATCAGCTATGTCTCTTGCTTTACTCATTGTTGTTTCCTTTGTTTAAATAACTGTCTGTAACCGTCTAATAGTAGTATCTGTAGATGAAAACTCTAAATTAGTTTCTAGCCCTGTTGTACGATAAATAAGTCTAACTACACCATCACTACCATTACCACCGTAACTCCAGTAAACACTTGCAGAGCCACCACCACCACCACCGTAGTCTCCACCTTTGGTATATGCTCCTGTAGTGTCAGCATTAGCACTACTATCTGGTCTATCACCATCGCCACCACCAGAGCCACCCCTTCCGAATCCAGTGGTATTAGCAACTCCACTAGCTCCTTCACCATAAACTCCAGTACCACCGCCTCCACCAGATACGTGGTCTACGGTGCTGTAAAATCTGCTTGCAGCACCGCCTCCACCTCCACCTCCACCAGAACCATCGTTTCCACTAGAGGCATTATCATCTTTACCGTCACCACCGTTGCCAGAGTAACCACCTGCGCCACCGCCACCTGCAGGACCATAAGTATTACTACTGGCACTATCAGAACCACCTCCTACACCACCGCCTCTGGAAGTTCCGTAACTACCACTTGTAACAATAGCACCACCTGATATATCGGTGTTGTATCTACCTGCACCACCGCCATTAGCTCTGAGTATAAACTGCGACCAAAAATAAGACCGATCACCTGCTGTCGAACCTGACGAATAGGCTCCATTAGAACCTCCTGCTCCAACAACTACATTATAACTAGTTCCAGGGGTTACAGATATATTGTTCATCCAAGCGAGGCCACCACCGCCTCCTCCATTCATAGAGTAACGCCAGCTACTATTACTAACATTGTAATACATGCCACCACCACCACCGCCTATGCAAACAACGGAAACGTAGTTTACTCCTGCAGGGCAAGTCCAACTGTGTGTTCCTGGAGTAGTATAAAGTATCTCACGTTCTAAAACGTGATTACGTCCTACTGCTACTACACTAGCAGCCCCAATCATTATTGATCCCCTGCATAAGAAATATAAGCTGTCCCACCTATTTTCCAAATACTAAAAACGTTGTAACCACTAGTTACTAGTGTAGGAGCTACACCATCATTATTAGAAAAAGTAAATCCTGACCAAGTAACAGCGTATGCTGAACCATCATCAACCATAAGAATTAAAGAGTCTCCATTAGCTAAACTAGAGCTACTAATAGTAATACTTGCACCTAGTGTTAGCTGTTGTATTTGTCCACCACTTGCGGCTAAGTTAAGGGTAGCAGATACTGAACCATGATCTGTAGTTCCTGTGACTACATTATTAAATGTTACACTGTCATCTGTAGCTAAGTCTTGGTTTATAGATGCTAGATTAGAACTATAAGCCTGTACATCTGAACCAATAGATAATCCTAAAGAAGTTCTGGCTGTAGCACCAGATTCTAATATAAAGTTAGAACCGTCACCAACAATAAAGTTACTATCTGTAGGTGTAAGTCCTGCAATGTCTGTTAATTGAGCATCATAAGCCTGTACGTTTGAGCCAATAGCTAAACCAAGATTTGTTCTAGCTGTAGATGCACTTGCAAGATCAGACAAGTTATTTGCTACTTGAGCAAACTTTGCGTCAGCCTGTGTTTGTGTATATGTATCTGCAATAGTAAAGATGTTGTAAGCTACAATGTCAACAATATCACCTACAGTAGCACCTGAAGATAGTACAATTGTAGTACCATTAGTAGCTGTAAAGTCTGTGCCTAGTAAAAGTTTTACGCCATTTAAATAAACATTTACGTAACCAACTGAATAGTTTACCGCAAAAGCTGTCTGACCACCTGTAGCTGTATGGTTAGTAAATGCTACACCGTAGTTTGTATTACTTACCCAAGCTGAACCTGTATAAACATATAACCCATTGTCTGTAGAATTAAAATACAAAGCACCAGTAATAAGTGCATCACCATCGTTATCTACTGTAGGTGCAGAAGACTTAGCACCAAGGTATCTGTCATCAAACGAATCAAAAGAAGCTGCAGCATTTGTTGCTGAAGTTGCAGCGGCAGTAGCACTTGAGGCAGAAGCGGTGGCTGATGTAGCAGCAGCAGAGGCACTTGTAGCTGCAGCAGTAGCTGACCCTAAGATACCGTCAACATATGTCTTAGTTGTCAAATCCGCATTGTTTGTAGGTGTATAGGTAGTTGTAATCTTAGCACTACCCATGTCAATAGCACCTGTCATAGTGCCACCAGATAATGCTAGACGTGTATCACGTTGTGTGTCTGTGTAAGCTTTTGTGCTTGCATCTTGATTAGCTGTAGGATCACCCATACCTGTAATCTTAGCTGTACCCATAGCTATTGCACCAGACATCGTACCACCTGCTAATGGCAGCTTGGTTGCTATGCTTGTCGTAATAGTAGTTGCAAAGTCAGGATCATCACCCAAGGCAGCAGCTAGTTCGTTTAGTGTATCTAACGTACCTGGAGCAGAGTCAACAAGTGCAGCTACTTCTGTGTCTACATAATTTTTAGTGGCAGCTTGTTGTGCCGTTGTTGGATCACTAACATTGTTAATTACAGTAGATGTAACATCTAGTGTACCGTTAATAGTCATATTGTTAAATGTAGATGAGCCACTTGAGGCTGTAACATTACCAGTTACATCACCTGTTATATTGCCAGTTATGTTACCAGTGACATTACCTGTAACGTTACCTGTTACATCACCAGTAAGATCACCTGTAAAACCTGTGTTAGCAGTAACAGTAGTACCTGTAATAGCTGCAGCGGTACTACCACCAATGACTACATTGTCTGCTGTTCCACCGTCAATATCTGCAGTAGCTAGTGTTGCTTGACCTGATGTAGTTACAGTCGTAAAGCTACCTGCAGCAGTACTAGAAGCACCAATTACAGTACCATCAATAGCACCACCATTAATGTCTACAGTAGCGTGAGTAGATGTACCAGTAGATGTAATATTTGCTACAGTAGTGTCACCAGATACACCAAGAGTACCTGTAACAGTAGCATTTTCGTGTATTTGTACAGTGTCAATATATCCAATACCATCAACATACAAATCTTTAAATTCTAAACCAGATGCACCAAGATCAATATCATTATCAGTTATAGGTTTTAGTACACCATCTTCTAATCTAATCTGTTCTACAGCAGTAGAAGATACTTCATTATAAAAACTTATACGGTTGTTACCAGTATCTATTACAACTTTGTTTAGTGCGTCTGTGTCAGCAATAAGCGGTACATATGAACCCTCAGTAGAGCTACCATCGTGTTTGTGTCCACCTGATAAAGCAAACGCATCTCGTATTGCGTTATACTCTGCGTTTACTGGTGCAGCTTTAATAACCGCATTAGCAATAATATCTGCTGCTGATTGTCTTGAATACCCTGCCATGTTATAACCTATCTCCTACCCCAAATGTAATCACTAAACCTTGTACACTGTGTGACGCATTGGAATCATTAGTTACATATCTAAAAGATGCTGATTTACCAGATCCTGATATATTAGTGCGTTGTACTGGTGACGGATTACCATCAAATATTGCAGTGCTATTATATGTAGCTTCATTATAATATGCTGCCGCCCCTGTAGTTGTTAGTGTAAAGTTTGAAGGTGATAATACATCTACATCTTCATAATCATACACAGCCGACATAACTATAGAGTTATCACCTTCAGAACGTAAATATGTAGCTACTGTGTAAAATATTTTACGTTGTTCTGGATCTTGCATGTGAAAGAAAGGAGTTTGAAATAAACTAAAAATATCAGTTCCATCAAAGTCATTACCTTGCTCCTGTCTTTGTACCTTTCCTGAACTATCGCCATGAATTACAAACTCATTTTGACCTATATAGCCACTGTCTGCACAAGTAGCAACAAGCCCAAGCATCTGGCTATATTCAAACTGCAATCCATTTGGAGTTTGTCTAAAACCACCTATAATACCCTGTGTTTCTGCCGCTGCAAAAAAATATCTAAACTGTGTTTTTTGTCTTATTACTACAGCATTTAATCCTTCAAGGTCTATGTCAAATACAATATCTGTAAAAATAGACTGTATATCTTTTGATACAGTTTCTAGATTAACGTCACCAATTTTATCTGTACCTGATATTGGACGCAGACCATCTTGTGATAAAAATAGTAAGTCTCCACCAATTTCTATAACACTGTCTGTAGCTAGGCATCCTAGATTATCAGTAACTGTTTCTAACACAAAGTTAGCTATATTGTTGCCAACAAGTTTACGAATATTATTTGTACCAAAAATATAGAGGGCATCTCTAAAAGGTTTTATTGCTACAATAGGAAAACCTACATTAAATACACCTGCTCCGTTTGCTACACTAAAGTCTGTTTCTACTAAAGGAGCACTAAAATATAAATTATAATTTTCTGCAGGATCACCTGCTAAAAACACATGGTTTTGAAACACTGCAGAAAACTTAGGGTCTGTAGGTGCATCTGCATGAGTAATCTGAGTATAAGTTGTACCGTCATAGGTAGCTGCAGGGTTTATTCCATCTGTCAATACTATTTTTGGAGTAGAAAAATTATATTTTGTAAATCTAACTTTAGTTACTCCTACCATTGTAGGTGAACCTGAAGTAGTTACAGCATCCCAAGCTGAAGTAGAGTTATTCCATTTGTGTAAGTAGTTATTACCACTAGAGGGTGTACGGCAAGCTAGTATA